GGATGGTGCTAGGGGGGGGTACCGAAGGGGGGGGGGTACCTAAAATCTATAAAAACCAAAAATTCTGGCAATAATAATTAATCATTTTCTCATAAATGTTCGGGTCTGTACCCTGAGCAGGTAGTTCTTGGCATCCTCCTGTACATGGATGTTCCAGGATTCCCAGTCTTGCAGGTGCCCAAAGGTGATATGGCACCCACCTCCGGTGTTGCACAAGGTGATGCAGTTATTTTCAGACAGTTCTAAATTAGGGTACACATGAAAGGGTAGTATATGGTGTACCTCGAGTTTGGTTTTAGTGCCACAGGCTGCACAGGTGGGGTTCTTTTTCAGGAACTCCCTGCGGAACTTCGGCCACTCTGGACTCCTTGCCTTTTCTCCAAACAGCACTTCCTTGATGTAGGACAGCATTCTTCAAGCTCCTTGATGTGGTGGTACATGGAAATCGCAACATCGATGGAAATATGGGGAGTTCTGGCCTTGAACGCCCTCTCAAGGCGTTCCAAGGCAGTATGAATGTGCATGAGGTTTTTCCAAACAACGAATAAAAAGGATGGGGAAGGTATATAATCCTTGACAATAGTATACTACAAAAGTATTCTATTCAATAGGGAACATTTCTGTTGGTTTCCCCGCCAACTGGTTTAAACCAATTGCCCCCGGCTCAAAAGGCCGGGGGTCACTCCATATGGCCAATGATGCAATAATTCCTGATCCACTCAAAGACCTTCCACAGGAACGCGGGTATTCCTTTCCGGAACCACCTGTAAAGGAGAACAGGGTGCCAGGTGATGGTGGACAACCATTACCGCACTTCATGACATTCTCCCAGGTTGTTAACTGGGCAAGCAGAACCTACCGATACACCTTTGATGAGGCGTTGCGACACAGTGCCAAGAACACCCTGGCACTCCGGCGTGATCCTGTGGTGATGGAAGCCATTCGTGCAAGGCAAATGCCCACTGCACAACTTGCGTGGCACATTGAACCCATGAATCCTGAGGATACCGCGCAGCAAGAGGCAGCGCGGGAGATGACCGAGATACTGCACTGCACACCACGATTCCAGCAATTACTCATACATCTTCTGGAAGCCATCTTTTACGGAAGATATGGTGTGCAAATCAACTATGGGTGGGATTTCTCATCCGGCAAGCGCAGAATGCAAATCAAGGATTTCAAGCCACTCAATGGCGACAAGATGGTGTTCCGGTACACCGGACAAGTTGGAGTGCTCGTACACGCCACTTACCAGGGTAGCTGGAGTATTACAGACCGGGGCAGGGCACACTTCTTTTCCCCCGAAGAGCGGGAACAGATTGTAATCCACAAGCATGAACCGGAAGACGCTGATTTCTACGAAGGGGAATTAGCGGGTGGTATCCATGGTGTGGGTATACGCTCCAAGATTTATTGGTTGTGGTATCTGAGATCACAGGTGCTTACTTTCCTGATGGACTACCTCGAGCGCATTGGCGCGGGTGGACTCACCGTGTATTACTTTGAATCGGGGAATCCACAATCCCTTCAGGAAGTGAAACAATGTGCCGAAGAACAGATGCGTAATAACACCATTCTGTTCCCAAGGTACAGGGATAATTCCACGGGTGGACCTGGCATTGAGCGCATTGATCCATCCCCCGCAGGTGCCACGCTGCTGGAGCAGCTTGTCACCCAGTATTTTGATATGCAGATTCGCAGGTACATCCTGGGCGCGGATAGCAACGAGATGACCCAAGGGGAAGCCAGTGTCATTGGTGACACGCATTCCCGCATGGTGCGCTACGATGCCATGAATCTTCAGGAAACCATCACACAGGATTTGTTGCGGGTGTTGCAAAAATACAACTTCCCCGGAATGCCCCTGATGCGCTTTGTGTTCGATATTGATAAGCCGAACTCCGAGGAAATCCTCACGGCTGCACAGGCATTCTACCAGATGGGTGGAACACTAGACGAAGATGAGCTAAGAGCAATTCTCGGATTGTCCAGACCACAACCAGGTCATGCAATTTTGGCGCAGAATATGCCACTTAACCCATCCACTATGGGGAGCCTCCCGACTGGTGTGCCGATATCTGGGCAACCGGGGGTTCCACCTGAACAAGGTGGTGACATGGCTACTCAAGGTACCCCTACACAGGATGGGGCACAGGGTGGTGCCCCTCCAGGCACCACCCCTGTGTAATCCCGCTTTAAGGAAACCACTATGCCCCCAAGAGTGAACAACGAATTCTATGCCATGCAAAATGCAAAGGATAACCTCCAGGCTGCACGGCAAAATGTTGCCAATCAAGCTGGTGCATCCATAACGGCTCAAAACCGTGGTGGAATTGAGAATGAAGCTGGTTTCAATGCATATCGCCGTGAGATGGAAGCAAACAGGTTAAACCCTGCTCCTAATCCAACTGGGTATGCCACGAATGCTGATGGTACAGCTAGATACCACACACAGGCTGAAATTGATGCAATGCCCATGGGTGGTGCAAAAGACATGGCAAGGATTGCCCGTGGTAGGATGTCCATTCCTGATATGGAACAGGAATACAATGATCGCCAGGCGCAAGATGTCCATGTAACTCCAGAACTCAAACCCAATCCACAAACTCAGGGTAGGCCAATCCGCACCACACCCTATGAGCATCTCCCAGAACACACCCAGAACAACCTAAAACAGGTGTTTGGGGATAAGTTTGTTGATGTGTACAACCAGGCTGATCCAAGGTTCCAGAAATACATTTCCGGCCTTGTGCATGACTTTGGTGTGCGAAATGCTGCCGAAATCGTCATGAATCCAAATCACCCCAGGAACATGATGCACACCTTCCGGGGTAAACCGGACAAGGATGGTAATGTCAATGATCCCGCGTGGTTGAATGATTTCCATCAGAATGGCGTGTCCAGAAAGAATCCTACAGGACTTCAGGCACCCCAGTTTCCTGATGGAAAGATAGCACCACCCGCACCTCAAGCACAACCAAGCGCACCGGCTCCCGCTGCTGCACCAAAACCTGCACTCTCTCCGGAAAACGAAAATTTCCTGGCTGGGTTGCAAAAGAAGTTTGATGATCGCATGGCAGCACATGATGCTGGTGCTCAAGCGCGTGGTGTGGATACGGAGCGTGTTAAAAACGAGGGTCGCATGATGGGAAACATCCCACCTGCACCACCCGCTCCACCCGAGTTGAGTGAAGCACAACAACAAATGGCACAGAGCCTCAAGGCTGCACAAAGGCGTTTAACGGGTGCTGATGATTTTGAACCCGATCCTGAAAATCCATTGGCACTAAGGCCAAAACCACAGCCAAAACCAGAGAAGCTTAAGAATGACTTTGGTTTCAGTAAGTTCAAACAAACCAATCCAAAGCCACCCTCTTTAGAGTTAGGCGTAAATGGGCTTTTACCAACAATGCCAAAACCACCAGGTACACCATCTGGTAGTTTGGCATCAAAACTGGCCTCTATAAAACCAAATGAAGCCAAAGCTTACGATGGATATAAATTTGGTGTTGATTTCCCACCAGATAGCCCCTTGAATCCAAGAAAAATGGGTAACCCTGCCCATATGAGTGAAAAAGCTAAAAATGCAGCTTTAAGTGGTCCTCATGGGGAAACCTTTAAGGAACATTTCAATACCTCTAAAAAGCCAGTTCAACCGGTTGCGTCACCACAACCAGCACCAAAGATTGAAGCACCAAAACCTGTGCAAGTGAAACCTTTGAACCCCAGTGCGCCCAAACGCCCTGGAATTCTTGGTGGACTCAGGAGAAGGAAATAATGTCAGCAGTACCCTCTGGAACCAACACCTTCTTGCCTGTGACCGTTACACAACGGAAAGACAAATCGTGCAAGGTTAAGTGCGACAAGGGTACTTTTGTGGACAAGGAGAAGTTCAGGAAGAAATGCCGTAATCAAAGTTCTTGATGAACTTGATTAACCTGCCAAGTGCATTTCTTCCGTTAAAGGATTTTGGTTTTTCGAGGAAGTTGAATTTAAAATCCTTTTCCCAAAATTCCAGTGTAGGATTTGGACCCAATAGGCTAAGGAAAACAACATCGTCCAAAGTTTTCTTGTCCTCTTTAGCACGATAAGTCAATGTCCAGTAAACCTCTGGGCGGTTTTTCCAAAATATTCTAGTTTCGTCTGTTTTTGTTTTGAATTGAATGTCAGGGAATGATTCCATGCATCCATCCAAATTAAGACAAGTACTTTCCATTTTCAAATCTCCCATTCGATTTGGAAAAGACTCTGGTACTCTTAAAAAACCACAGAAAATTGGTCCTAAAAAAGTTAAAACACCTAATAAAATTGCTGGTTGGTTACCTGGTCATATTTTATCAGATTTGCCCAATCTTCCCAAGGAACATCAGCAAATTATTCAGGAAGAATTCAATAAAAGAATTGCTACTGTTCCCACATCCCCAAAGAGTGGAAAACATACTTCGGAAACAGATTGGAATAAGGTTTTAGAAGATAAAAGCTTTAGTAATGGTTTTAATGAAAATAGTAGTGGTGAGGGCGATGTTATTCGCCAGTTAACCACGGAGTATGCCTTTTCACCACGAAAGGTACGAGAGGCTTTAAACGAAGGCAGGTCGATAGTTCCTCAGTTGCCAAATGTAAAAAGAATTCCTGGTAATGAGGAAAAGCTGGTTGGGCAACAAAAAACTTTTGGCGATTCTACGAAGCAGTACACCAGTCACGGAAGTGCCATTAATCCAAAAGACCCAACCCATGGGTGGTTTGCTGGTGCAGGTGTATTCACACTTCATGGAAGACAGTATGCGCCAGGTCAACCCATACCGCATACTGAGATGAAAAAGTGGAGCGTTTCTGATCCTAAAGGTTTTCAAAATCTTATTAATCGATCTGACAATCTTCCGGGTGCCCTTACAAGAGATCGCGGTGTTGCTCAAGAATATTCCAATAGCAAATTGAAAGGAACTCCAAAAGGCGAAACTGCCGATGCGCGTTTGTTTGCTATCGCACCAGAAGCTAATGTAAATTTTCAAGACAAATATGGATTGATAGAGCAAGTAAAACTTCCTGAAAACGCAAAAGCTATCGCCAAAAGTAACTATCCCCAAGGTTTTGCAAAGGGTAAGGGTTTTACTTTAGATACTTTCAAGCAAGCTCTTGGCCCTGAATTAGTTGCGGAAATGGGTGATAGGCATCCGGCATTTCGTTTCTTTAAGAACTCTGAAATGCAGATGACCTGGAATGCTATTGAGAATGGACTTAGTGCTTATAATAGAACTCGGCATCCAGAATTGTTGGCAGGTTCTGCTGCAATTGGTGTAACAAAAAGACACTGGTATCGTTCCTCGGCAAAAGTATTCCACTCCATGTTTAATTTACATGGGAATACTGATATTAATCATTCTGATAACGACTCCACCAAAGTTGCCTTGCGTGTTCAGGATGAGTATAAAAAATGGCTTGCCGGTGGGAAAAAATCGCCTCAGAGCAGTTTGCTTAAAAACGGTGTAGATTGCGCTCGATTTTCTTCTGTGGTGGCTGCAACTTCCCCTGGTGTTTCCGTTAAATCCAATATGGTTTTGGCTCTACATATTTGGGATGCATGGGAACAGTACAAAGAAGAAATGCAGAATTCTGCAAATTCCACATCATATAATCATTTTGTAAACTGGGTTAAGAAAAACCGAACAAAACCAATCAAATTAAACATAATCAAAAAAACTGGCGAGGAAGTTGAATCTAATATTTTGCTTCATAACAAACTTGTGGAAAAAGGTACCTGGGCTTCTATAAAGTCATCGCTTTTTGGAGACGATGCCACGGTACTTGGACTTTCCAAAAAGAGTCTTTTTGGTGGTCCAAAAACAGAAGCTTTTCGATTGGCTTGTTTTGGATTACCGGAAGGTGTGAAAGATGTTTGGGAATCCTATCGAGACAATGTGCCACAGGGTAATTTTTCAGAAGGCCAAGGATTAAAAAACAACCCACATATAGTCACAGATGGTAGCTACCGAGGTGCTGCTGTAACCTTGGAAGATACAGCCGAAATTTTAAATCAAGTCGAAAATAAATTTCCAGATGGGTATGACAAACCGTGGACTGTGTCTGATGTACAGGCTGCGGGTTGGTGTGGCATCAAGGGTATTATCGAATATGCCATGTTTAACAACATGAGTACCGTCAAAGCCCTCAAGACTATGACCGTAGCTGACATGGGAAGAGTGGAAGAATTTACTCCAATTATGAAGGATTTTATTCATGGAAACGATGAAGACACCATCCTCGCAAAATTCATTATCAACGCCAGAGCAAGAAGAACAGGTAGTCAAAAAATTACTGGCCCGAATAGCAATAAGGCGGGTAATGATCTCAAGAGGATTGTCGAACTCCTCACCGCAAACCAAATTGACCCCAGCACCAAAATCTGGGATGTCATACCCAAACAGTTAAAACCACTTGCGGAAGAGTTTGCTGCTCGATCTTCTGCACATCTAGGTTCTGGTGGTACCAAATCGTTTGTGGAAATGAGTTCTAAAAGTCTTGGTGAAATGGGTGTTGCACCTCTTCCAAAAAAACAACCAATCGTAAAGAAATCCAAAAAAGGTCTGGTGCTCAAGTTTGCACAGTTCCTTCCCATGGGGAATGGGATGAGCAAACCCACGGCACCCACGGCTGATCCGAATGTTGGGTTTGGGAACGCCCTTGCAAAATCCAACACCGGGAAAAACATTGCACAGGCACAGCTTGGTGATCAGATCAGTGCCAAAGCGGGTGTAAAAACACAGGCGCACACAGCCATCGGGGATTGGCCCGATGGCTCGGAACAAGCCACCGTACACATTGCACAAGGTGGAGTTGATCCCTCCACCCTGGAATACTTGGGTGCCATGCACGGAATTGCGGGGCAAAAAAAATCCATGCTGGTGTTCCACCCCAATGACAAGGGTCCGGACTCTCTGTACCGCATCAACCACCCGGAAACCGACCAAGGTAAACTGCGCCAGTTGCTCAATAAATCCGGCATAAGTTATAAAACCTTGATCCCGAGTGCGAAGGGCACACAGGTTCTCATGTTTGATCCGGGTCGTTCCAAAAGGAATGCCGTTGGTACATTTGCTACACAAAATAGGTTAGTAGTAGAAGAATCTACTGGACAAGGAAAAATAATCGGGCATAATGGAAGTTGGAACAGCGCAGGTGCGCTCCCAAAATCCCGTCAAGTTTTCCGCGACATTATCGCAAACTATGGCAACAAACCCGTTCAAAAGAGTTCCACTGGCAATCCTGATGCCACACCCTCCAATAGCACCAAGCTCTCCAGGAAAGGTGCAAGGAGGAAGTTCGACCGCTCCAGGCGCATCCTCGAAGGTTTCCTCCGCTCCCACAACACCCCGAACAAAGAACTCCCCCCGATAGGTGATCTCCTTGCGCCAGATTTGCAGAGCATCAAACCGGAGCATCTGGGGAAATATCAGGAACTGATACCTGGTGCCAAGTGGAATGAGATTGAAGGTGCGGTGAAGTCTCTCCAGGAAGACCCTTCCCTGTACGAGGACATGACCTCGGAATCCAACCGGAGAGAGTTGTACCAGAAGGAACACGCCAGAGGTGTTCTCAATTCCAGTGGAGTCCGAAAGCTTCTGGATTCCCTGGTGGTCAACAAGATGGTTCCCGAGTACGCCATGCACCTGGTGCAAGATGCCAAAGATGGCGACTTTCATGCCCTGGAAGCCATCAGCACCGAATTGAACCACAGTATTCCTTCCCTCAAAGCCTACTGCAAGGCTGCGGAAAGGGAATACAACAAGGCCGGAAAGGCGTGGGATAAGATGCGAACAGGTGTGCAGAAGTTTGCCAAACATCACTCGAAATCTCAGCACCGTGCAGGTCCGCATGGTGTGATATCCCCCACAGGCTATGTACAGCCTGGTGGATTCGTGCCCATGACTCCCAAGAACAAAGATGGCAAGGCACGATTTGAAAAACAGCACAAAAACAACATTGTGGCCTTCCTTGAGAACATCAGGAACAAGTAATGCCAAAGATGATTGAAAAACATCATGTTCCGATTCTTGATGAGCATGACCTGAAGGATGCCAAGGGGAATGTCGTGATCCGTCTGGATCACAACAAGCTTCAGGAAATCGTCAATGTGAACAACAAGCGCATCAGTGGAACCGGAGATGAGATTCCACTGGTAATCGGCCACACCAAGGATGATGCCCCCGAGAACGAGCAACCCGAGATCGTGGGGTACGCCACCAACCTTCAAGTGGAACCATTCTTCAAGACTGGCCGAAAGTGCATCACGGCAACCTTCAAGTTCTTCAAGGGTACCGTGGACAAGGTGCGCGGGTTTCCCAGGCGCAGTATTGAACTTTGGTTGAGTGATTACAAAATCGATCCGATTAGTTTGCTCGGTGCAACTACTCCCGAGAGAGATTTGGGTTTGCTCCGGTTGAGTAAGGCCGGGGTTAAAAAATATCAGAGGACCATGGAAATGGATGAACAATTGAATGATCAGAACAACAGTTCTGGTGGACCGAATCAGGAAATCGTGGACGCTGTACTCAGCGCATTGCAGCAAACCGATGTGTGGCAGTTCCTGTCACAGCTTGCTTCCCAAGCTGGACAGGAAGAACCAGCACCGGAAGGTGACATGGGTGCTGCTCCTGAAGCACCTCCAGCCGAAGTTCCCATGGATTCCGGTGTACCCGCGGAAGGTGCCGAGGAACCCATGCCGGAAGAAGGCGGGGAAGAACCCATGCCAGAGGAACCTGTTGAAGAAGAACAACCTGTACAGGCTTCCAAGCACAATAAATACGACAGGATCAAGCTTTCCAGGATCGAACAGGAAAACCAGGTACTCCAGAGGGAGTTGCATGGGTTGAAACTGAAATTCCAACGCGCCGAGCGCGAGAAGGATTTGATTGAACTGGAAGCTGAAGGTTTCATGTTGGATCGTGGTGAGGAACTTGAACTGGTTTCCGGTATGCCGGACAACAAGTACAAGGCTCATCTGCAAATCATCCGCAAGAGGTACCAAAAGGCACCCCTTGGTGGAAGACATAACTATTACACAGAATCCCGTTCTGGTACACAGCGTGGTCGAACCAAGGACGAGGTGAATGCAGCTATCGACTACGCAACCAGTCACGGTATTACTTACCAGGAAGCACTGGATAAGATGAATACCGAAAAAGTCTACTAACCTAGGAGGTTTTTAGTATGCCGTTGTACAATCCGGCTTTTGTTGCGGGTGGCGACATTAATCCCGCGAGATTTGTGAAACTCTCAACTACATCTGACTTCACAGTGTTGCAGTCTGGTGCAGGTGACGAAATCATTGGAGTTGCCCAAGAAGGTTCTTTGGCACCTCCTGGAATCGCCGAAGCACTGGGTAGTTCACAAACCTACCTTGCTGCAAAAAGCGGAAAGACTCTCAAGGTCTTTGGTCTTGGTGATGTGTGCGTGGTAACTGCCGGTAGTGGTGGTTGCACCGCTGGTTCCAAGGTTAAAGCGGATGCTGATGGCAAGGCTGTAAATGTTGGAACCGCATCCGGAACCTTCAATGTTGGTGGTATTGCACTCCAGACCGTGAATGCTGGGGAAAAGTGCCTTATCCAGGTAAACCCACACCAAGTAACCATTGCATAACAACTTAAGAAAGGATAAAAAATGGCTGATCTAGTAAGTGCAAATGCACAATTTCCTTCAGGGAGTAATACATATGTGCCATCATTTGACGCAACAGGTCAACTGGTGGTATCGTTCTCCCGCAATCCCAAGGATTTCCCCCTTAACAAGTATGTGACCATCACCCCCGTCAAGAAGAGCAGCGGGTACTACCTGAAGCTCAATGCCGAACAGGCTGCACGGGTTTCCTACAATGATCTCAAGGATCATGTATGGCACGATGGTAACGATGCTCCACATGGCGAACACAACAACGAGAAGTTTGAATGGTTGTCATTCAACACTACTCGTTATGTGTTCCCCTTCCGTCTTGGTTACAAGGCTGTGGATCAGGCTGATTGGAAGATCGTGGCTTCCTACAGTGCTATGAATGCACAACAGGCCATGACCGCTCGTACTGTACGGGTGTGGGATAAACTCCTTGCATCCAGCACAGCGGGTGAAATTGACTCCATCACCTGTACCACTTCCTCCAACGCCTACACCGGTGGAAAAGCCTTGAACGAAGGCGACTCCGGTGACTTGAACCAGGGTACCTCTGCTGGTCCTGTGTTCAAGAAGGCTTTGAATGCCGTTTCCCGAAAGATCAACAAGGACACCCTTGGTGCCTGTGGTCCAAAGGATATGTGCATCATCATGAATCCTACTGCTGCTGATGCAATTAGCCGTAGCAAGGAATTGCACACCTACCTCAAGGAATCACCAATCGCACTTGCACAGGTGCGCGGTGATTCGGAATCCATCAACGGCAAGTATGGTCTTCCCGACAAACTGTACGGGTATGACATCATCGTTGAGGATGTGGTCAAGGTCACCAACAAGAAGGGTGGCACCAGAAATCCAGATTATGTGCTTGGTGAAGATGACATCTTCATTCTTGCTCGTCCTGGTGAACTGGTTGGTTTTGAAGGTTCACCTTCTTACTCCACCGTGCATCTCTTCGCCTACGAAGAAATGACTGTGGAACAGAAGGATGATCCAGATAACAGGCGTATCAATGCCCGCATCGTGGAAGACTACGGTGTGGAAGTTGTGGCACCTGTGACCGCTTTCCACTTCAAGAACTCCATCGCATAATATGGCAGCACACGCTACCGTTGACGACCTGTTAAAAAGGTATGACTTGAGGCGCATTGGTGATCTTGTGAACGACAATGACACCCGCGCCACAAGCACAGACCTTAATAACGCAAGTTCACCTGCGAGGGCAGTCGTACAGACTGCCCTCTCAGATGCTTCTGGAATGATCAACTCTGCAATCCTTGCAGGGAAAAGGTACAAGCTCACCGACTTTATAAATATGTCCGAGGAATCCAAGGCACTCCTGAAACGCCTGTGCTGTGATCTGGCCTATGCGTTTCTGGTATCCAGGCGTGGATATGGTGCCACTGATCTGGAAGCCATGACTTCCAGGGCAAAGGAATCGGAGATGATCCTTGAGCAATTGCGCCAGGGTGAACGCCTCTTTGAGGTGGAAGAAAATCAAAACGCAGCACTCCCGAACCAAGCTGTAATCAGCAACAAGGTATCTTTGTTCTCCAGGGAACTGGATCGATACTTTGGAATGCGCCAATCACAGGCAAACGACTACTTTAATCCCCGAGGGTAACCATGGCAAATATCTACACTACCGGACCCGCGCACTTGTTCGTGGGGAAGTCCGGTGCAAATTTTGATTTGGATGGCCTGAACTACTTTGGCACCTTTGAGCAGTCTCCCCAGATCAGTATTCAGAATCTGCACGAAGATGTCATGAACGACATTGGTGGTGATGCGCCTGTCGCCAAGTCGTACCTTGGTTCCGTTGGTTCCATCTCGGGTGTTCTGAACCGCTACGATGAGGCTGTGTACGCATCCCTTGCAAACGGGCTGTACACAACCACTCCAAACCGTGGTGTGATGTCCAGGGCAAACATCGGCACCCTCGCACAGACCATGGGTGTGGATTTTGATGTGGTGTTCTGGTTTCCCAACAACACCCTCTACACCGTGGACGACACTCCCTATGTTCCACCCGAAGGATTGCACTTTTTAAGTGTGCTTCCCAAGGGTCCGGATCAACTTCTGGAACTGGGAACGGGTGTGCGAAAATTGCAGCTTACCCTTCAATGCATCCCCAAGCTGGTTTGTGGCACCGGAGTTAATACAAGCTCCAACACCAACGGCACCGTTCAACATCATTTCAAATTGTTCCGACATACTCCCGTATCTGAC